TATCATGAGAAGAATAAAGAGACTCTTATTCCTAAGATAATTGCATGGCAAAAGAAGAATCCAGAAAAGGTTAAGGAAAAAGCAAAAAGATACTATCAAAAAAATAAGGAAAAACTGAATGCTAAATCGTTGGCAAAATATCATGAAAAGCATCCTAATGCAAGACATTTTAAAATCTAAACAAGGTTTCAAAAAAATCTAAACAAGGTTTCAATTCAATGGTAGTCTTGAAACTTAACTCTTGTTTAGATTTAAAAAATAAAAAAAGAATATGAATAAAAAAGTAGAATTTGTAATTCGTTGTTGAATAGAGATTTAAATGCAGCAATAAACATAAGAAATGAGGGAAATAAAATTAAAATAGGGTTGAGTTCACCCAAATTAACGCCTTTGGAGAGTTGTGTTTCAATATCACTCGTTGAATTAGGAAAAGAATGTAAAATGATAAATGAATTTAATTAATTTTCATTAAATTTCATTATTTTACGGAACTATCAAAAACATTTTCAGTCAAAGAAAGAATAATGGCAAAAATACCAGCAAAACTATTTGAACAATGGAAAAAGCAACAAGAATTCGTTAAACAATATTCTCCTAAAGAAACATTAGAATCAAAAGAAGATAAAGAAAAACGAAAGTCAGTAGCTTTATCTGACTTTCAAATGTTTGTAAAAACATATTTTGGCCATTTGTGTAAAAGTCGTGGTAAAGTAATTCCAATGTCTAATTTTCATATAGACGCTGTAAAAGCCGTTTTAAATGAACCACAGCACTTATTTTGTTTCCAATGGGCTAGAGCTCATGCTAAATCAACTGTATTGTCATTATTCTTACCAATATACTTATCCTTAATAGGTAAAAGTAAAAACCTATTATTGGTTTCCCAATCAAAGGACAAAGCTATGGATTTATTAATTTGTATCCAAGCCGAATTACAATATAATGATTTACTTATTGCAGACTTTGGCGATTTTAAATTACAAGGCAGTTGGGAAAAATCTAAATTTACAACTAAATTGGGATGGCATTGTACTGCCATTGGTATTGGACAAGACCCTCGTGGTGCCAAAGAAAGTGGTAACCGTCCCGATTTTTTAATTTGTGATGATATAGATTCATCAGAAGCTTGTTTATCAAGTAAACGACTTGATAAACTATTTCGTTGGGTCCGTGAAGATTTATTAGGAACAGTTCAACCAGAAGACGATTATAAGTTAATTATGGTTGGTAATAGATATATGCCCGACATGGTTTTAACCAGATTTATTGAACTTTCAAAACCATACTTTACAAAAGTTAATATAGTAGATGATGATGGTAATCCAAGTTGGCCAGAGAAATATAGTTTAGAAACAATAGAAGATATAAAGAAAACATTTACTAATATTCCTTTTAGGCGCGAATTTATGAATGAACCTTTGATTGAAGGAAGCATATTCAAAAAGGAATGGATGAAGTATAAACCTATTCTACCATTGAAAGATTATGAATTAATAATAACTTACTTTGACCCAAGTTATAGTGAAACAGGCGACTATAAAGCTATAGTTTCAGTTGGCTATTCCAACAGAGAATATCATATACTTGATATATTCTTAAGAAAAACTACAATGATAAATTCTGTTTATTACTTATTTGAGGTTGTTAAACGGTTTGATGCTCAGAAAGCGAATTATATGTTATTTATGGAAAGTAACTTTGCTCAAGGTGATAATTTCAAACCTATTATAGAAAAAATAGAAAGTGAAACAAATACTATGCTTCCAATTCAATATGATGAAAGTAAGAAGTCTGATAAGATAGCCAGAATAGAAAGTATGACACCTTACTTTGAATTAGGAAATGTTTATTGGGATGTCGCCCAGCAAGAATTTCCTGATTGGAAATTGGCTTTAGATCAACTATTGACATTTAGTTCAGAATCAGAACATGATGACTTTTGTGATGCCCTAGAATCAGCTATGAAAGAATTAGGTCATAGAATAAGAACTTTCAAACCTATGTATCTATCTGGTAGTTTCGACAACCCGAATAAATTCTGGTAATTATTCCTCAAGCCCTACGATCATATCCACCTCATCAATTGAAAAAGGATAACCAATTTCTTCAATAAATTCGAAATAAAAAAACCAAATATAGAAAAATTAGACAAAAAAGTTTTAATATATAAAAAAAAAGGCTTTTATATGATTTTTATAACTCTTGAAGATTTACAGCCGTATATTAAAAATAATGTCCTTGCAGACATAATTCAAACACCTTACACAATCATAGTAGCATCAGGATCGACACTTTTAGATTCAATTGAAGGAATTTCAATTTCTAAAATTAAGGCCTATACTGGACATTATTATGATATTGATAGTCAATTAACCGACATAGGAATAAACAGAGACGCTTTATTAATTTCATTAATAATAGACCTTATGTTATATGAAATGGATGCTAGATTGACACCAACACAAATACCAGAAATTAGAACTAAACGATATAATGCAGTTATAAAATCACTTGAGGATATTCGTGCAGGCATGACACCTACATCATGGAGAATATTACAGAAAGATGTAGAAGAATCTTCTGCTTATAGATTTGGGAGTGCACCTCCGTTCACAATGTACTACTAAAAAATAAATTATTATAAATGGCAGATAAAAATTATTTCAAGTCATTACCTAAATTGTTTAAAAACTTTTCATGGACACCAAAAACTAATCAGGCACAATGGGAATCAAAGAATTCCGATATAATGCCTTTCAACATAGGTGATCCAGATATTCCTCAGGACCAAATAACAGTCGGACCAACAGATAGTCAATCAGTAGCTGAAAATATACGTTGGAGACAGACTTCCTGGTATAGGATGTATGAAAATATCGAAAGATGGAGACAGGCAATTCAATTTGCTGAAAATCCGGTTTTACCACAAAGAATATTACTTTATAGAATATATGACGAAGTTTGGCTTGACCAACACGTTAGAGCCTGTATTGATTTGAAAGTTGATAGGATATTGTCTGTAAACTTTAATTTATTAGATAATGATCCTTCACACAAGATATTAGATGCATCAGGAAATACTTCAGCCGATTCGACTTATGGCGAACCAATGGTAGAAGAAAGCAGATTCTTTGAACAAGAATGGTTTGCCAAACTTATACAATACTGGGTAGAAGCTAAGTTTTGGGGTTATAGTTTAATTCAAATAGATGGATTAGATGACAATCATAAATTAGCTATTCATAAAATTAATCCTAAGTGGTTAGTTCCCGAAAGAAAAGAATTTAAACAAAATGTATATGATATTACAGGTATTCCTTATAATGATCCATATTATACTGATTTCTTAATTGAAATTGGTAAAAACACAGATTTAGGTCTATTTTTAGGTATGGCAGTGAATGTTCTTGATAAAAGACGCGCTATGCAGAATTGGACACAATTTCAAGATACTTTTGGTATGCCAATGATTATTTATAAATATAAAGGTAAAAAACCAGAACAAGTACGTGAAATCGAGAGATTTATTAAAGATATGGCTTCAAGAGGCTATGCTATTATTGATAAAGATGATGAATTGGAAATAGAGGCTAATCCAAAGTCAGATGCTTATAATGTTTATAAGGAACAAATAAATGCATTGAATACAGAAATAGCCTGTATGATATTAGGAGCTGACTACATTGATAATAAGGCTGGCTCACACGCACAAAGTAAGACCAAAGATAGACAAGCCGACATTAAAACCGTTTCTGATTTAAGATTATTAGAATATTGGATTAATGAAGAAGTTATACCTAAATTAAGGAACTTAGATGTTCCTATTCCAGAATTTGCTTATTTTAAGTTTGAGAAAGAACAGCAGATTTCTGAAAATGAAGTATTTACTAATGCAATGAAATTATTAGCTTTTGCAGATATCCCTTCTGACTTTTTTATTGATAGATTTGGAATACCAATTGATAATTGGAAAATTCCACCTGATGCTGGCGAACAACCAAAACCTTTGGAAGAACCGGTGGGTAAGAAACCAGTAAACGAAAAAGAAAAGGCTGAAAACGAACAATTAAAGGAGGAATAATATGAGCTATACCGGTCCCAGACTACCAATATATGATGATTGTGATGAAACCTGGACATCAGGAGCTACACATTGTCAACCTTATACAAGTTTTACTAATTATAGTACTTGTTTATCAGGACAAACTTTAATATTTACAAATACATCGACAAACCCATGGACCACTGGCGAACCAGTTTGGTATGAATGGTCAGTTTATTCCTCAATGCCAAATAGTAATTTTGCATATACAGGATTAACAAATTCAGCGTCAACCAATATAACAGTAAAATTTATAAATAGTGATGATTATTATATTAATTTAAGAACATCCAATTCTTATGGCTTTACAGATTATGATACAATAGTTTATGTAGGCGCATCAGTAGCATCATTTACTTATTCTGGTTCTACAGTTTCCGGGTCAACTATTCGTTTTACAGATACTTCAACAGGCAATCCAACTTCCTGGAAGTGGACCATTGCGGGTGGAACTTATACTTTTACAGGTTCAACAACTTCAACATCACAAAATCCAGTTATTAAGTTTAATCAAGACGTTGACTATTCAGTTCAATTAAAAGCTACTAATACATATGGAACAGGAACAGACACTGAAACTATTTCATTTGGCGAACCACCAATGGCTGGTTATATGGGCGCATCAACAGGTTCATCAGGACAAACATTCGCATATACAGATATAAGCACAGGCAATCCTACAATGTGGGCTTGGACAATTATATCAGTTTCAGGCGGAACCTATACTTTTATGGGATGCACACCAAATTATCAGAATGTAGCTATTAGATGGAACAATGATGATATATATGGTTTAACCTTAACAGCTACAAATTCACATGGATCAAGTCATATAAAATATAATATACAAATAACTAAATGAAACCTGTAAAAAGACAAGAATTGAAGACCAAAACTAAACATTTAGCCAACGCTATTGTGATGAAAGATCATAAAGAGGTCGCAAGATTACAATTTGATATAGCTAATATTTATAATGATGCATTTCAAGAAAGAATAGGCAATGTATGGCACAAAGTTCAATATGAACAAAACGTAAGAAATTTCGCCACTCATAAAATGAATAACTTGAATAAAGAAATTAATTCTATTAAAAATTTAAAAGCCGAAGAATTTCAAGAAGCTTTAAATGGAATAAATAAAAGGTTTAACGAACAATGGTTAAATGTAGAATTGGATACTATTGAAAGTAGAATAATTACAGATAAACAATTTGAAAATTATGCAAAGGCAACAGAAGAAGACCCAACAGCTCTTGTTGTATGGCATTGTAGTGAAGATGAAACAACTTGTGATGAATGTAATGATTTAGAAGGAACGGCACTTCCTTGGGATGATTCTTTTTGGGATGAAAATACACCTGGATGTATTCATTGTAACTGTCATTGTTATACTGAATTGGAATATGATAAAGAACCTTCAGACAGACCAGAAATAGATGCCCAAGATAAAGAAAAAAATATAACTGAACCAAGAAATTCAGGAAAAATATTCAAGATATGATAGATTTAAAGAAATTAATAGAAAGGGATGCACCAGAACAACAGGTTCTTGATGCATTAAAACCTTTAAGATATAAAGAAATTGACTATCTCGATGATGTTATTAATTATTTTGTTACAAATGACCAGTATGATACACCATTGACGGATTTTGAATATTCTGACGAAACCTTTATGGATTTCTTTGATAGACAATTAACTTATGATGAAACAATAATAATTTTAGAAAATTCAAGAGATGCAGATATTATTATTCCTTGCGAAGCGAATTTAAGGTCGTTTGGTTCAATGGATGATACAGAAAATATATTAGAATTAAAGAAACCAACAGAAGATGTAAAAGGTGATTTAGAATTATTAGGAATCTTTGTAGAAGGTTACAATTATTTAGACTTTGAATTATGGGTTTCTTATTATCACAGAATTCATGCGCCGGTAACAGGACAGATAACTAAAATTATTCCAGTCGAGGGTGATGAAGACTTTTTTGGTGAAAATAGTTTATGGATAGTAGAATTTACTACAGACAATACAAAACCTTTATATATGTTACTTGTAGGCGAAAGTTCGATACAAGACTTTAACTGGTTAGTAGATAAATATAATGATGTTGATATTTTTGAAGAACTGGGTTATTTTACCTGGGGAAGTCAATTAGTTTTAATTTATCCAGATGACTATGAAATAAACTTGGAAAAAAATAAATATTTCGTTGGATGCCCGATATAGATTTTAAAGTTGATATGAAGGAATTTGAGCAACTTATTAAAGATACTCAACAAGAAATGGCTACCATGATGCACAAAGTAGGTAATGTTATTGTTAATTATAGTAAGGAAACTTTCAATACAAAAAGATGGAATGGTGTGCCATGGCCAAATGAACATGGTGTTACCAACTTATTGATTGGTTCTGGTAATTTAAGGCGTTCTATTAGAATAGACCGATATGATAAAGAAAGTTGTTTGATAATTTCAGATACTGATTATTCAGAAATTCATAATAATGGTGGAATAATTGAAGATACAAATGGTCAAATGCAAAAGTTTTGCTGGGCTAAATGGTATGAAACTGGATTGGATATGTGGAAATATACGGCACTTAAACTTAAAAAGGATGGACAAATTATTATTCCACAGAGACAGTTTATGGGTGATTGTTATGAACAAGATGTAAAAATAGAAGAATTTCTCTATAGTGAGATTAAAAAAATAGGTAATAAATAATGTTAAATTTTTTGTATTTATTTATGCAGTATAACCTTTCAAATTTAATTTGGAATAGTAATCCTATATTCAAATTAATTGACAGATATAAAAAACAACCTGATAATTATTCTAAAAATAGGGAAACGCCATTGCCCGCGGCTTATATAGAAATAAAGAAATCTACTAATATATTGGAATGGGGCGGCATGATGACACAATCAGAATTTGATGTTAGGGTTCATATAGCTGTTGAAAGATATATTGGAACAGAAATGGGCGATGCTAACCAATTAGAAGCTTTAAATTTATATTATATTATGGACAGAGTGAGTACCTTGTATGGTATGTCAAGTGAATCCATAGATAAATTAAATAAAGAGTATCTATATTTTCCACCAAGCGGAACTACGATTACTGATCAAAATGGAAGTTCTTTGTATTATGGCGGATATGACGATTATGAAATAGGTTATTTACATTTAGTAGATATGGAAGATGTATCGGGTAGATACGATGATTTAGATGTATATGAAGTAAATTATAAGGTTAAAGTCAATACAGCCGTCAATATGCCTCATTATATTCAGTTAACAGGAGTAACTTATGCATTATCAGGAGTTACATTTCGAATGTAGAAAAAACAGAATAAAATAAATTAATATATAAACTTATATTATAAAAAATAATTTTTAAAATGCCAACCAGGAAAAGAGCTAAAAGTTCAGATGAATTAACACCAGGTAATCCAGAACAGAATTACGAATTCATTCTTCATGACGAAAATGAAGTCGCAAATGGTATGTCAATTAAAACTGACGGAATGGATTTATCAAGGTTTATGGCTAACCCAGTTATGTTATTGAACCACAATCCAGATAAAGTATTAGGTTGCTGGGGAAATGTTCAAAAAATTAATAACTGCATAAAAGCCAATGCCGAATGGGATACAGATGATCCAGAATCAATGAATATAAAGAATAAAGTTGATAAAGGACTTATTAAAGGAGCTTCCATTGGAGCTAAAATTGGTGAATATACTTATGATGACGACAAAGGTCTTATAAATGTATTATCTTGTGAGTTAATAGAAACGTCTATTACTCCTATTCCAGCTAATAAACGAGCTATGAAATTATACTTAGACTATGATATGAAAAACGAAGTAAATTTCGAATATTTAAAAAATAATTTACTTTCTGTAAATGAAAAAACAAATCCTATAGATATGACAAACAGTAAAGTTACTCCAGAAGATGACAAATCTCCTGTAACAACAGCTACAGTGAAATTAGATGAAAATCAAATCACTGAAATAGAAAATAAAATTTCAGAAGCTAAAACTGAAATTACAGCTAAATTTGAAAATCAAATTAAAGAATCAGAAGAATGGTTTAATTTATTGGCAAAGAATATGAATATTACTTTGACAGAAGATTTACAAAAAAATAAAAATACTATTCTTTTAGATGTTAAAAAATATAAAGACTTCTATGATGATTATGAAAAAATTAAAGTCGAAAATTTCATAGATAAAGCTATTACTGATAGAAAAATCGGTAAATTTCAGAAAGAAAATCTTTTAAAGTTATTCGCAACATCTGGTTTTGAAACTGTAAAGTCTTTCGTTGATGAATTAAAACCAAGAGTTTTACTTTCAGAAGAAATTGAAAAATTTCAATCAAATGAATTGAAAGTTTCCGAAGAAAGAAAGAATTGGTCATTAGTAAAGTGGATGAATGACGATCCAAAAGGTTTGAAACAACACGAACAATACAACACCGACTTATGGCAGAAACTTACAAAAGGTAAATACGAAGACGGCATTAAAGTGAAATAAGTAAAATCATTGTCTAAAAAGCAATAAAAAAAAATAATTAAAAAACAATGGCATTAAATAAACAAATATGGCTTCCAGTAGTTGAAGAAATTATGTGGCCACAGAATATGTTCTACGATCAATCAGTAGACCACACAGCAATAGGTGCAGTTTTTGCAAAAACAGTACACGTTCCAAACGCAGGAACATTTGCAACTCCTGTACTAGTAAATAATACAACTTGGCCTTTAACGGCTGAACAAAGAACTGACTATGATTTAACATACGATGCAAATACATTCTCTAATGTACCTTTATATGTTAACTTGATAGAACTTTACGAATTTAGCTATCCTAAAATTGTAAGTATTGTTAAACAAATGACTTCGGCACTTGAAAATAGTGTAGCACAGCAAGCAATCTACAATTGGGCATATGGTTTACCAGCTGGTTCAATTCTTCAGTCAACAGGTACAGCTAGACCAGCAGTATTTTCATGGCAATCAGGCACCAGAAGTGGTTATACCTATACTGACTTCGTAGCTGCAATGGCAATCTTAGAAATACAAAATGTTCCAAGAGAAGACAGGCAGATATTAGTATCAGCAGCAGGTTACCAAGACTTAATGAACTTAGGTAAGTATCAATACGCATTTATCGAAATGGGTAAGTTGATTCTATCAGGCCAATTAAATGGCGCTACACCAGCTCCTTCAATGATTGGTAGATTCCTAGGTTGTGATGTTTACCTTAGAGGTAATTTCGGTGTATGTTACGATTATTCAGTAACTTCAACCACATTTGTAAACTCAGCAACTACCGCTGCACAAGCAGCCGATTTCGTCCTTATTTGGCAGAAATCTAAGGTAGCTCAGTGGAAAGGTTCTATGGCTAATGGTGGTATCGAATTATTCGAACAATCAAAAAATCCATTCTACCAAGCAGACGTAATATCAGCAGCTATCCGTCACGGTTCAACAAGAATACGTTACGATAACTATGGTGTCGTACAATTAGTAGAAGCAATAGCATAAATTTAATACCCTACGGAATTAATTCCGTAGGGTTTATTTAAATAATAAGACAAGATGGAATTAAAAGATAAAGCTAAACAATATTTTGAATTATATGCTGACGATGTAGTTTACTATTTACCTGAATTGGACAAATTTGTAAACATAAAGTCTATCAGTCATTTTAACGAAAAGAAAGTATTATTTAAAAGAAAATGGGTTGATAAAAGTGATATTAATTTTCCTGATAACTGGGAATATGAAATCTCAATTATAGAAGATAAATATGAAGCTATGGAAAAACCCAAAATAAAAAAGAAAGTTCTTTAACATGCATCATACTTAGAATGACGGAAGCACAAAGGAAAAGAAGAAGTCAAGAAAAGTTAAAAAACAATTAAAAAAAAGTGTGGTATGAATTCCCGGATTATGATAATTATTTTGCAATGTTTGACCCACTTTGGTTCGGATATGACAACACTTATCAAAATTGGAAATATACTATTGAACAAGGTTCTACAATTACGGGTTGTACAATAGAAATATACAACCGTCAAGGAACAGAAGTCAATATCGGAAATCCGGATGCAATGATAACAGTTCTTTTTATAAAAGGACAGCCAGTAGCAGGATATTCAACATCAGGTTTAACTGGGCAGACATTTTGGAATTCAGGTTTGACTTATCAAAGTATAGATGGCTGGTCTGGTAAAAACATTTATATAACAATAAATGCAGCTACTAGTTCAAAATTTCCAGCAGGTGATTTATTCGCAATTACTAAAATAAGGAAAAGTGCAAATGTAAGCGAATACAAAACTTTTTTAGCAAAAGTTAGAAAAGGATTAACAATACAAGGAACGAGCATCTAAATAAATAAAATAAAAGTATGAACGAAATATATTATGACTTTTTTCATAGATTTAAAAATATAACGGAAGTTTACCATATAATTGATGATAACATGTTTGTTCATCCTAATAATATTGAAGATTTTAAAGAAAAAAAGAAAGTCTTAATTAAGAAAATACCTATAAATCAATATCGATTCGAGGTTGAAGTTATAGCTGAAAAGGTTGAAAAACCTAAAAAAAACAATAAAAACAAATGAATGACGTCACTTTCATAAAAAGTCAAGGTAACTTAAACTCGACTTCACCAAATCAAGATAATATATCAGGTTTTGTGTTCTATACTACAAGTTCATTACCAGCAGGTTTCTCAGGAGCTACAAATTCTATACAAGAAATATTTTCACCTGTCGATGCTGTTAATTTAGGACTAACAAGTACAGCATATCCAATAGAAAATTACCAAATAAGCGAATTCTTCAGAATAAATCCAAATGCTACATTATATGTTACTTTTGGAACTGGCGAAACATTTGCAACAGGTTATACCTATTCAACTGGTTCAACCACTTATTCAGAAATTCAATCATTACAGGTTTATTCTCAAGGTACAATTCGTCAATGTGGCGTGTTAAACTATATGCCATTTACTTCTGGTATGACAGACATTGGAGCTTTACAATCGATAGAAACAACTCTTGAAAGTATGAGTATGCCATTAAGCATAGTTTATGGTTCAACAACCAAAAGTTTTACTTTAACTGGATTACCAAGTCTAAGAACTGAAACTGCAAATAAAGTTTCTATGGTTATAGGTCAAGATGGTTCAGCTACAGGAGCTGCATTAGCTACAACTTATGGTGTATCAGTTCCAGCAGTAGGAGCTTGTTTAGGCACAATTTCATTAGCCAAGGTTAGTGAAAATATAGGTTGGGTAAACCAATTTGATATTAAGAATTATGCAAATTTAGAATATGACACTCCTGCATTCGGTAACGGCGCATTAGTTCAAAATCAAACAACTGCATTATTAACCCAAATACAGAATAATGGTTATATTTTCTTAAGAAAATTCATTGGTTTAAATGGAACATATTGGAATGATTCTCCAACAGCTATAGTAGCTACAAGCGACTATGCTTATATTGAAGAAAACAGAACAATAGACAAAGCAATTCGTGGAATAAGAACTTATGTATTGCCTTTCTTAAATGGACCTATAAAAATTGATCCAACATCTGGTAAAATTGATATTACGACTATTAAAGTTATAGAAAATGCCGTAGGTCTTCCATTAACCGTAATGGTATCTGCGACTGAAATTTCTGGCTTTAATGTATTTATTAATCCAAATCAGAACGTTCTTTCAACAAGCATATTATATATCGTCGTTAAAATAGTTCCAATAGGCGTAGCAAGAGAAATTGTTGTAACCATTGGATTCGCATTAAGCGTATAAACTTTTAAAAAATTATGAAATATCTTAATTTATGGTAAAAATATATAAAATAACTAATAAATTAAAAATGAGTGAATCTGCAAAAAAGTCTATCAATAGTGGTAGATTCAAAAAAAAATTAAAATAAAATGGCAGGAATACAATATAATCCGCTCGTGAATGGTGTAGC